ATATAGATAGTGGCGTAATTAAAATGTATGGATTGAGCAAATCATGAGTATAATTAAATTAAATAACAGAGCAGTAAAAGACGCAACAGCAGTAGGTAGCATAACAGGATTAGGTAATTTAGTTTTTATATCAAGATCAACTGCTAGTTCATCATCAAGTTTAAGCATAACATCAGGAATAAATAGCACCTATAAAGAATATATATTTATGTTTAATAATATTCACCCAGCTACTGATGGTACGCAATTTCAATTTAATTTAAGTATTGATGGTGGCTCAAATTACAATGTTACTAAAACATCTACAACTTTTAGGTCTGCTCACGATGAAGCTGATTCTGAAACAGAATTAACTTATGGAACATCTACTGACTTAGCACAATCTACTTCTGACCAACAATTAATGGGTGGTTATAATAGTTTAGGTGCAGATAACGACCAATGTTTAACAGGTTATCTTCACATCTTTGAACCATCTAGCGACACGTTTGTGAAGCATTTTATAAGCACAACAAACCATAATCATAATGGAGATTATCAAGTTAACAATTTTATTGCAGGCTATGCAAATACTGTTTCAGCTTGTAATGCCATTATTTTTCGTATGGCATCAGGAAATATAGATTCGGGTACAATAGATTTGTACGGAGTAAATTAATAACAACAATAAGGAGAAACAAACATGCCAAGATATAAAATGGTCAACGGTGAAAGAATCCAATTCACAGCAGCTGAAGAAACAGCTAGAGATGCTGAAGAAGCAGCTTGGGCTGATGGTGCTGTAGCAAGAGCACAAGCTAGCCTAAGAGCTAAAAGAAATCAACTTTTAGCAGAGACAGACTTTTATGCTTTATCTGATGTTACTATGTCATCTGACATGACAACATACAGACAAAATTTAAGAGACCTGCCTGATGGGAAAGACACTGTTGAAAAATGTGAAAATGCTACATGGCCAACTAAACCATAGTTAAATGGCTAAACGCAAATCCCTCATAGGCGTTAACAATTTTGTAAAAGAAACTAAAAAGAAACGACCTGGGAAACACAGTAAAAAATATAATAAACGAGTGCCCAAGAGATCTAAAAATAGAGGACAAGGAAAATAATCAATGGCTACACCAGACGAAACACAACTACAAAAGGGTGCAATAGCACCTTCGCAGACAGAACAAACTGGTTCGCAAAAGGCAGTTGCATTAATTGATAATTTAATTAGTTCACCTAGTTTACCTACAGGTACAACTATAAATCCACAACTACAGAATGTGGCAACTAATGAATTAATGGCAACAAGTGGGCTTACAGGAACTACTGCGGCTGCAGTGCCGACTGCTCCAACAGCCCCAACTATAACTGCTCCAGGAACAATGACAGGAACAGCTGTAACTGCACCTACAGCACAAACTGCTGCAACTATTACACCTTCCACAGTTACATCATTAACACCGACAATGACAGCTGCAACAGGTACGGTTACTCAACCAATGACTGCAGCAACAGGTACAATTACATCTGACGCAACAGTTAAAGGTCAATTATCAAGTTTACAAACTGAAGTTGAAACCGCATTAGCTTCTGGTAATCCGTTACCAGTATGGGCAAGAGGTGCTGCAAAAGCAACTAATGCTGCAATGGCTAATAGAGGTTTAAGTGCAAGTTCAATGGCTGCTGAAGCATTGGCTGAAGGTATTATGAATTCTGCTATACCAATAGCAAAAGCAGATGCTGATACATATAAGCAAATGATATTTCAAAACTTGTCTAATAATCAGCAAGCAGCAATTACAAATGCACAAGCATATTTAAAATTAGATTTAGCTAATCTCTCAAATCAACAGCAAGCCAATTTACAAAATTTAAATACAAGACAAAATTTTATTCTATCAGATCAAGCTGCAGCTAATGCAGCATTTCAATTTAATGCAACTAGTCAAAATCAAGTTAATCAATTTTATGATAAACTAAGTGCAACTATATCTGATCAAAATGCTGTTAGAATAGATGCAATGAAAAAATTTGCAGAAGCAGAAAAAGCAAAAGTAAATGCATTAAATGCTCAAAATACAATTGCAGTTAATGAAGCAAATGCAAAAAGAGAAGATACAATAAATAGATTTAATACACAATTAGAAAATCAAAGACAACAATTTAATGTTCAAAATCAAAGAGAGATAGATCAATCAAATGTTGTTTGGAGAAGAAGTATTAACACAGCTAACACAGCAGCAGTAAATGCAGCTAATCAAGTTAATGCACAAAACCTATTAAACTTATCTAACTTTGGATTGTCAGCACTATGGCAACAGTGGAGAGATGAAGCATCATGGGTAAACACTTCTTCAGAAAATAGCGAAAATAGAAATCATAACTTAGCAATGGCAGCACTAGAAAGATCTACTGCTGTTGATCTACAAAACAAAGCATCTAAAGATGCAATGTATCAGATGATTGGTAAGTTTGGTTTTGATCTATTATTAGGATAAGGAGAATAAATGAGTATAAGTAAAATGTTTAAAGGTGCAGTTTCATCAGCAGCAACATGGGTTGGTGGTGCAATTGGTGGAGCTGTAGGCGGACCAACTGGAGCTAAAATAGGTGCTGGTATTGGTACAGCATTAGGAAGTAAAATATCAAGCTATGGGGGTGGAGGTGGAGAGTTTCAACCTATGAGCACACAAGTACAAGTACCAAGTTTTGGAAGAGGCTTACCAACAATGAGACCAGGAATGGGTAAGTATGTACCTGGCCCTAAAGTTGTAGATGCTGAAACATTAAATAAAATGTGGGAAGCTAGATTAAGTAGTTATATGGCAACTGCTGCTAAATTTGATAGAACTACAGAAGTATCAAAACTAATTAGGAGTTTAAAAGCATAATGAGAGAATTTGAAGAAGGCATAGGTAATCCATTTGATACACCAGTACCTGGTCAAAGTTTAACAGATACTCCAGGTAATTATCCCTGGGAACATTCACCACTTATAACTGATCCTGAACAAGCTACAGAATTTATTTGGGATAGATTACATAAACCAGAATTTGCAGAACAAGTTATTGCTATGCTAGATGCAGGTATACCCGTAGAAGCTCTAGGTAGAGTTATACTATTTGGTGGATTTGTAGAAGGTAAGTTTAGTCCTGATGTAGCATTTTTAATTGCACAACCAGTTATGGAAATGATTGCATCAATGGGTGTAGCAGCTGGTGTTGAAAAGTTTAGAATGTCAATGAGTGACTTAACTAATAATAAACAAATGACAGAGATTATAAAGATTAAACAAGAGAAAGAAGAGTTTGAAAAAATAGCTAAAGGCGTAAAACAAGATATTAAAAAAGTAAAAACAGAAGAAAAAGGTCTAATGACTAAACCTGAGGAGGCAGAATAATGAGTGCATTTAGAGGAATAGCTACAGGTTTTTTAGGTGGTGCTATTGAAGACAAAGCAGCAAAAGATAAAAATAAAGCAGAAGTATTAAAAGGTGCTGCACTAAATTATTTAAATAATACATATCCAGAAACTGTTGAAGCTGAAAATACTAGAAAATCAAATTTTGAAATATTATCTTCAACTTATACGCCAGAGTTTGCTAATGTAGCAGATGCATCTGGATTTACTGTAGATAAAGCATCTATGGACAGATTGGAAACATTACTTAAAACAAATAAAATAGATAAGAAAAAATTAGAGTCATCAAATTTTGCTACAGATTATAATAATAGATATGAAACAAGAGGTAAAACTTTTGAAGAAAAGTATGCACCTATATTTGAACAGATTGGTGTAAAAGAAATAGGTGGTATGGGACCTTACACAGTTCAGAGTCAGTTAGAAGGTGATACTGAAATGGATGCACCAAAAGCATCTACTACACCTATGGAAGAAAATAAAGCATTCTCTAGTATGCAAGTATCAGATTTTTTAATACCAATAGGGACTAGTATTGCACTTGATGCAAATAAATTTGCTAAAGCTGCAGAAAGTGTTAGGGGTTTTGATGAACTAATAACAATTGACCCTGTATCAAAACAGGCATCAGTTAAGTTGGGTAATAGATCTAACGAATATACAGCTTTAAGAAATATAACACAAGAGGTTTTACCTCAATTTGGAACAGGGAAAGAAGGCGAAGCAAGTTTACCTGCCGCAATATCTTTTGCTAATAAAGTTTTAGATCAAAGGGTTAATCAGGTAATTTTTGGAAAACAAACTGAAACTGGTAGAATACCAGGATTGGTAGAATTAAAACCAGATCCTAAAAATGCAAATAATATGGTAGCATCTAATAGTTTTAGTGGTGGGTTTTTAAATAAATTTTCTACTGCTCCAGAACAAAAAACTTACTTAGCACAAGGTATAAGAGATTTACCTACTTTAGAAGAGCAAAGATATTTTGCAGAAACTTTTCCTGAAGGTGTTAAGTTTAATGATGGCTCTGATGCAAAAATTTTTCTATTACAAATAACTGGATTAGCAAAATAACATGACAAAAGGATTTTCTCTTGGTGACTTCTCAGTAAATGAGCAGGCAGGGAAAGGCTCATCAGGTAAAGGTTTTAATTTAAATGATTTTAATGATAAAGTTCCTATAAATCAAGATGTAGCAAAAGAAGATCCAACTATAAAAAACTTTATACCAATTCAAAGAAATGAAGATGGTTCAGTTAAATATACTTTTGATAATATTTATGATAATCAGCAATTAGCATCCGTTGCTAAAGATTATTATACTAAAAGGGATGGTCAAGATTATGATGATAAAGAGGCTATCAAAAAATTTATAAGTGATAGAACTTGGAATCAAGCTAATACATTTGCAATGGGTAAAGAGTTTGCGTATGTAACAGGTAATAATTTTGGTGAAGATCAAAAAGCTAGACTATCTTACTTAACTAGATATTGGAGTGAGCTACCTAATTTTTATGAAGAAGGTGGTTTAGGTATGGGTCAGTTTTTTAAAAATATAGGGATAGGTATACTAGATCCTGTTAATGTATTGGGTGCTGGAGTTGGTGGTATTGTAAGTAAAGGTGTTCTTAAGAAAGCTGGACAAGCTGTTATAAAAGAGCAGATTAAAAAGGGTGTAACTAAAAAAACAGTTGCTAAAGAAGTATTAAATGACCCAATACAACTTGCTGAACTATCTAAACAAGCTAATAGATCTGCATTATTAAAAGGGTCAGGATCAATGGCAGCAGTTGATGCTGCAGGTTT